CGGTGGTTACGGACAACGGTGAGAATCTGGATTTGTTTCGCTCCTACCTGACGCAGTACGTCGAGTCCTTGCCGCGCGCCTCACGCCCCGCGATCAAGAGCCACAATCGCAACGGCTGCGTCTTTGGCAACAAATCCCGCCTCGTGTACATGGTGGCGGGTGAGAAAAAGAAAGGCGGGCTGGGCCGGGCGAAGGGCTTGAACATGCTGCACGCGACCGAGTGCTCATCGTGGGGCGATGAGGAGGGGTTCGCGAGCTTGATGAATTCCCTCGCGCAGATAAACCCGAACCGGCTGTATGTCTTCGAGTCCACCGCTCGGGGCTTCAACATGTTCTACCAGACCTGGGAGACGGCGAAGAAATCTAAAACCCAGATGGCGATTTTTGTAGGCTGGTGGAGGAACGAACTGTACTCCTGGGGCGCCGACACCATCGAGTACAAAACCTATTGGGACGGGGCGCCGAGCTCGGATGAGCGGGTGTGGATCGGGGAGGTGTTCGAGAAATATCAGTTCGAAATCTCCCCGAATCAGCTCGCGTGGTGGCGCTGGTATTGCGCCGAGAAGATGAAGGGCGATGAGATGATGGCCCTCCAAGAGATGCCCCCGACCGAGGACTACGCCTTCCAGTTATCGGGCAGCAAGTACTTCTCCGCCGAGCGCGTCAACATCGCCTACAAGAACGCGATGAAGCAGCCGTGCCTGTACTACCGCTATGAGTTTGGGTTGAACTTCGAGGACACCCAGTTCTTGGAGGCCACGGAGGAAACCGCCGAGGTCATCATCTGGGAAATTCCCCTCAAAGCGAGTAACGAGAAGGGCAACCGGCCGGGCGGCTCCTACGTCGCCGGCGCAGATCCCGCCTACGGGAGCAACGAGTGGGCGGATGAGCACGCGCTGTGCATCCTGCGCTGCTACGCCGACCGGGTTGAGCAGGTGCTCGAGGCGGGCTGCACCTCATGGACCGACCAGCAATTCGCCTGGGTGCTCGCACACCTGTGCGGGTGGTACAGCCGCTTGACCAGCGGAGCCATGTTGAACCTTGAAATCCAAGGCCCCGGCGGGGCGGTCTACACCGAGCTTGGGAATTTAAAGAAACAGGCCGGCATGATGCTGCCGGGGGACCCGCGCATGGAGGCGTTCAATGTGGTGGGGTGCATACGGGACTACCTCTACGCGCGTCCCGATACGCTCAATGCCAATTTCGCCTACCACTGGCAGACCAACACGAAAACCAAAGAAACGATGATGTCGACGCTGCGCTCGAATTGGGAGCGCCAGGTGATCGCCGTCAACTCCCCGGTGTGCATCCAGCAGTTTCGCAATATCCACAGAAAAGACGGGGTGATCGGAGGGGAGGGGCGGGCGAAGGATGACCGGGTGATCGCGCTCGCGATTGCGCATATTGCCTGGGTGCACTGGATCATGCTCGAACTTCAAGGCTACGGGCGCACCTACCAGGCCGAGCATCGCCCGGATGAGCAGGTCAAGCAGTTCCACGCCGCCGAGCGCTCGGTGATAAATTACCTCAATGCTCAGAAAATCAAGCTCCCCGGCCTTAACTGACGCACTGCCCCAGGCCGAGATTCGCCGCCGCCTCCTCGCCGTCACCGAGGAGGCGCGCCACATTGCTGTGAACTTGCCCTTGGATCATCCCTGGAACGCGATTTTGCGCCTGACCGACATCGCACGATATAGTGGGGTATCGAGGTCCCGCATTGCGCAGTTCATCGATGGGCGCATCACGGACACCTGGCAGGCAAATCTGTCGAGATTCTTCACGGCCTGGGATGCAGGCATATTGGTCAAGGCGCTGTATGAGGGTAGGTGGCAAATCGTCAATCGACACACTCTCGGTGCGACATTGGCGCAAATGGCTCCCACGGCGCGCCCGCCGCTCACGATGAAAATCATCGACACCCCAAATGGTCCCCGATTGAGGAGCGTTTGATGGGCGTGCTGAAGGAATTTGTTTGCATCGTTCACGGCGAGTTCGAGTCGAGCCACCCGATTTGTCCGAACTACGGCTGCGACTCCAAAGGCGTGAGCCAGGAATTTCGCACCCCGGTGCGCATCGGAACGCAATTTCGCAAAGCCTTCGATGCCGGTATCCGCAAATCCTCCGAGATGATGGGGGGAAAGAACTTTCGCACCGCAAAGGCCGGGGATACCGCCTACGGTGGGGAGGCGGCGAAAGAGGCCGGTACCGCGCTTTTGTGGGGCGATCAGTGCAAAAGGGTTATGGGGCGCTCGTTTGCAGAATTAACGAGCGCCGCGGCCAAGCCCCTCGTCATCCAAAAGAAGGACGGCGGGGAGGTGCGCCACACGCGCAACAACGCGCTCGCCGATGCCGCCACTACCGCGGGGATCACGCAGCGGCGCTTGCCGCCGATTGCCGAGTTGAGCCGCGAACCGATCGCGTAAGCCATGAGAATCCCCACCGACCTGATCGAACGCAATTTGCTGTATCAGGAACTGGTGCGCCAATGCACCTGCTCGCGCAACGAGCGGTTCGGCTTCTATCAATCCTTGCGCAACTACTACCTCTTTGGCTCCCAGGATGCCAAGGGCGCTCCCTACAACAAGATCGGCTCCACGGTCGACACGCTATCGAGCTTCATCTACTCCCCCGATGCGATGCGCTTCTCTCTGTACTTAGGCACCGAAGCGCCGCACGATGACATCGCTAAGTCCGTGCCCTTAGCGCGCGAAGTCACCGAGCAATGGCGGGTATCAAAAACCCACATTCTGTTCGGTATGGGACTTAGGTGGGCGAACGTCTTTGGCTGCATGCTGATGAAAGTGCTGTGGATGAACAACCGGCTGCGCTCCTATTTGGTTGAGCCGCACCAGTTCGGGGTGTTGCGCGAGGACATCGTGCCGTTGGAGGATCAGGAAGCCTTCACCCACCACTACACGATCACGAAAACCCAGCTTGAGAAAAACCTCGAGGGCAACCCCCGCAAGGCATCGATCATGGCGCGCATCGGCCGCCAATCAAGCGACACGCTCCCGCCCTTATCCGGCGGGCTCTCGCGCCTGCTGATCGGCACCCCGGTGGGCGGCGCCCCAGGCTCCCTTGCCATCCCAGGCATCATGTCCGGGGTGATCGGGGGCTTAGGCGGTACAGGAGGGCAAGGTCCGCAGTACGACTACAACCCGAAAGTCGATGTCGAACTCGTCGACATGTGCGATTTGTATGTGTGGGACGATGCCCAGGATGATTATCAGGTCATCACCCGCGCATCCCCGGAGGTCACTATTTACGACCGGCCGAGCGCGTGGATGGGGCATGTGAAGGGCATTGCCCCCTTCGAGGTGATCCGCCCTGAGTTCAACCTCTACGACTACTTCTGGGGCGGCTCATTCGTTGCGCGCTTAGCGTGGTTGCAGGACTGGCGCACGGATCGCACCTACCAAGTGCGCAACATTCTCTCCAAGCAAGCCGACCCGCCCCAGTCGATCACCGGAGGTACGGGAATCGCCGCGGAAAAACTTCTCGCGCTGCGCTCCGCCGGCGGCCAGGTGTCATTTCCGACGCCGAACGCAAAGGTCGAGACGCACGCGCCGACCATGCCCTCGGATATCTTCGCCGAAATGAGCCAAATCGATGCGATGTTCGATGATGTCGCGGGTTTGGGCCACGTCCTGCAGGGCAAGGGAGAACCGGGGGTGAGATCCCGCGGCCAGGCCGACCTGATGGCGCGGTTGGGGAGTTCGCGCCCCAAGGAGCGCGCGATCGCGGTGGAGGAATCCGCCGAAGGGGTGGCAGGATTGATGCTGCGACTCGTCCAGGATCACTCCGACCAGCGCTTCGAGGCGAAGATTGACGGCGCGGTGCATCCTTTCATCGCCGAGCAGTTCACGCGCGACTACGAGGTGAAGGTCGACGCGCACTCATCCTCCCCGATCTTCGTCGAGGATCGCAAACACGACGCGGTGACGATGCTCGAGGCGCACGCCATCGACCGCGCGACGTTCTTAGACATGATGGACCCGCCGAACTTGCAGGATTTGCAGGAGAGGCTTAAAGTCATCGAGCAACAGGAAGCGGCAGCGAAAAAACTTGAGATGCAGATGGGCGTTGAACACAAGGGACCCAAGAAGCACAAGTAGTCGCTGGTGTCGATTGACTGAAGGCTTGGCTGCTCCTTCTAAACAGTGGCCGTTCGACTCGTAAGGAGAGAACTATGCGTCGGCATCGTCGTCACAAGCGGAAGTAAGCTATGTCGGTTCCCCAGGAACTGATTCAAAAAGCAATGGCTGGCGGGGGAGCACCTCCGCCGAGCCAGATGCCCGGCGCCGGCGGGCCGGCAGCCGCTGGTGGGGCTGAAGGTCAGCCCGGCGGCGCCCCACCAGGGCAATCCCCGGCCGCCGCCCCCATGTCCTCCCCCCAAGATAAGCGCGGGGTGAAGACCGCGGCGCACACCAACGTGCACATCGCCGCCAACATGCTCGAGCAAGCCCTTCCCGCCTTTGGGAGCGAGTCCCCGGAGGGGATGAAGGTGCTGCAGGCCTTGAAAATTTTAGGTTCCCTCATCGGCAAGAAGGACTCATCGGACTTAGTGCCCGCCGAGGTTTTGCAGATGGCGAAGCAGCTTCCGCAGATGGGCGGGGGCACGGCCGTGCAGCAACAAATTCAGAAGATGATGGCGCAGGCGAAGCAGCAACCGGCGCCCGCGCCATGAGCGAAATTCATACCGTTGTTGTTTTTGCAACGGATTCGGATAGAATCCGCCTCAACATGGAGACACGCTGATGCCGTCACGCTACCTTGAGCCTTCCACGACTGGCCTTCGCAAGCCGACCGATGCGGCTAAGGAAAACGGCCAGTGCTTGAATCCCCCGCGCTATGCCGAGCATGGCGGCCTGACCGGTCCCGGCAAGGTCGCAGAGGCGAATCCTTTGAAGATCAGCAAACCGGGCGGCGGGAGATCCTGATGCCAGTCTCGCTCGAGGATCTGACCCCCGACCAGCTCATGGACTACGCCAAGAAGGCGCAATCGAGCCACGAGTTATTCACCACCCTGACCGGAAACCCGAAGACGCGCGAAGTCATGCAGCGCGCCATCAAGACGCTGAACCCGAACGTGTCGATCCCCGAGATTGACGCCGCTGACAAGGTGTTGACCAAGGTCAACGAGCTCGCCGAGGACAACGCGAAGCTGCGCCGCGAGATGCAGGAGCGCGACATTCGCACGCGCATCGAGGCTGACAAGGCTGCCGTGAAGACCCGATACGGCCTCACGGACGCGGACTTTACCGGGGTTGAAGCGCTGATGATCGACAAGGACAACCCGATCCCGACCTACGATGCGGCCGCGCGGGTATTCCTCGCCAGCCGTCAGTCCGCGGTGCCGACTTCCGCCCAATTTTCCCCGCCCACCTTCCAGATGCCGACCGAGGAGGGCTGGAAGAAGGGTCTCGGCAATCCGGCTGCGCTGAATAAGTTTGCGATGGAAGAGGCTTACGCCGCGTGGAACGAAATTCGAGGCGCAGGAGCGAGACACTAGAGGTTTTCACATTTCTGGTGTGTTTGACCGGCGCACCCAGGGATTTTTCAGGAGTAGAGCATGCCGATCCTTGGTACGGGCATAGTCCCGAGCGGTGGAGTCAACTCACTCGGCGGCGAGTTAGAAAACATCGTCCGCCGCGCATTCGTGAAGAAGCTGGTCGTCCAGCTCTACAACACCTCGCCCTTGACCGCCGCCTTGCTCGGCAACAGCCAGCCCGCGAGCGGTGGCGTCTCCCAAGTCACCATCCCCGCGCAGGGCGCGCAGTTCGTCAACATGCAGTGGGTCGGCTACGACGGCTCATTCAACCAGCCGGCCGTGCAGGCCGCGATCACGAACTTGGAGTTCAACTTAAAGGCCGCCGTCATCCCGATCCCCTACTTAGGGTTTGAAGGGCTGATTCAAGACGCGCACGAGATCATCAATTTGACGGCCTCGCGCTTCAACGATGCCGGGAATGTGTACTGCGACGGCCTCGCCACCGTGCTCTTGGGCAACATCTCCAACACCGCCCAAGTCATCGGACTGCCCGCCGCGGTCGATGATGGCACCAATTCGACCTACTACGGCAATCAGTCGCGCACCACGAACCCGTGGCTGAAGTCCAAGCGCTATGCCGCAGGCTCGGTCAACCCGACCCGCGCGCTGGTGGGCCAGTACATCACCGGCACCTTCAAGAACGGCGGTGAGATGCCGACCTTCGGCATCATGGGGCCGGCGACCTGGCAGACTCTGCAGAATGACTATTTGGGCCTGGAGCGCTTTGTCATCGACCCAGGCACCGGGTTTGACGATCAGCCGAAGGGCGCGCGCTCGGGCTTTCGCGCGTGCGAGGTCTCCGGCGTGCCGATCTATATGGACCCGTATGTGCCGGAAGGGACGCTCTACCTGCTCAATGCCGGGTACTTGGCGTTCTACATCCACGAGCGCGCCGCGTTCACCTTCACCGGGTTCGAGTCCACGCTCTCGAACAACCAGATTGGCTACATTGGCGCCGTATTGAGCTTGCTCGAGCTGGTGCTCGCCAAGCCGAAGGTTTGCACGGTCGTGACCGGGTTCACGTTCGTGGCGATTTAAGGAGTCACGTAAATGGGTTTCGCAAAAATTGGCGGCGGTACCGCGCTTCTCCCGGCTCTGCCGATCACCTTGAACGCCGGGGAATTCTTCACCCTCCCCGCCGGCCAGGGCCAGCAGGGGCAGTTCGGCGCGATCTCGACTCCGCAGTTGGGCACCAACAACCCGCTGTCGGGCCAGTACATCGTTCAAATGGGCCAATACACGAACCTTCAGGTGTACGACCCCGGCTTGAACTACTGGCGCGGCGTGAGCGTCACCCCGCAGGCGATGGTGACGGTCTCCTCGGATGGCCTCTCCTATCGCATCGTGAATTCCACCGGCTGCCCGGTCGGCGCGCTGATCACCACTGCGGGCTCTGGCTTGACCAACGGTTTCTATGGGTATTCCGGGTACCAGTCCTCCTCGGTTGCGATCACCATTGCGAACGGCGCGACCACCACCGGCATCACGGCGATCACGCAGCCGACCGCGGGCGCGGGTGGTTCCTTGTGGAATTGCATCGTCGGCGGCCAGGTCTCCGGCACCATCGGTTTCACCGCAGCCACGACCTACTACGTCAACCTGCCGAACTGGTACGTGTCGGGTTCGCCTTCCGTGACCGGCTCCCCCGGCTCAGGCTATACCCGGCCGCCGATCATCGTGTTCACCCCGCCGCCGAACCAGGGCGCGCAGCCCTACATCTTGCCGACGGCGTATGCGGCGATCTCCGGCGGCGCGATCTCGGCTGTCACGGTGACCAACTTGGGCGCGGGCCTCTTAGGCCTGCCGAACATCACGGTCATCCCGGCGCCGGGCGATACCGTCGGCGGCGGTGCGCAGTTGGGCTGGACCGCCGGCAACGGCGTGCAGCAAGGCTCCGGTACCTTGACCGCCTTGTGGCCGGCTTACTACGGCACCGCGCAGACCTCTGTGCCGACCCTGACCGTGCCGGGATCGGCGGCCGCCACCGCGATCATGAATTTCACCGTCACCGGTTTCACCGGTACCGCGGGCTCTGGGTACATCACCGCGGGCGGCCAGTTCTCAGGCGGCGTGGTCGCGGGCAGCTCCTCCGACACCAACCCGATCATGGAGCAGGATCTATCCACCCCGATCTTCCCGACCTTGAATTTCGCGGCAACGACCGGCGTCGCCTCGCTCACCAACGGGTTCACCGGGGTCAACATCCAAGCCGTGCCGAAGCTCTCCGTGTTCTCAAGCGGTGCCTTCTCAGGCACCGCCTACGCGCCCACCGTCACCGTCGGGGGGACCACGGACACCTTCACGCTGATCTCGATTTGATGGCTGATCCTCTGCACTGGTGGGGCCGCCGTTATAAGCGGCCCTCTTTTCACTGACACCCGGAGATTGACCTATGGGTACCCAAGTATTCGTGACCAACAAGAACGATGAGACGCACGTCGACCGCTTCAACGGCGAGGAGTACGTGTTCCCGCCCGGCGAAGCAGTCCTGATCCCCGTCGATGCAGCGATTCACCTTTTCGGCTACGGGTTGAAGGATAAGACCGACACGCTGGTGCGCTTAGGCTGGGCGAACAAACTGGACCCGGTGAAAAAGATTTTCGTCGAGGACCCGACCGGCGCCACAAAGCTCGCGGCCTTCGTGTTCGAGGAAGCCGTCACCCGGCCCGCCTCCTCTCTGCGCGGCGGAAAAGTAGAACACGCGGACATCGTGTGATGTGCCGTGACCACTCTTGGCCCCTCGACCACTCCCGGCACCTATGAATTTCAAGTTCTGGATCAGCTCCATGATCCGAACGCTCAGAAGTGGACTATCCCGCAGATCGACGGGTACATCAACGAGGCGCGCCGCCAGCTCGTCATGGACACCGGGTGCCTGCGCACCTTGCAGCAAAGCTATGTCACGCAGGGCCAAGAGCAGTACATCTTCGGTCAGGTCACAGGCGCATCGATCCTTACCCAAGGTTCGGGCTATTCCGCGCCGACAATTGCTTTCAGTGGCGGTGGAGGTACTGGTGTAGCCGCAACCGTTTCCGTGAGCGGTGGTGCGGTCAACACTATTACATTTACGAATTTCGGTAGCGGCTACTCTAGTGCCCCTACCGCCACGATCAGCGATTCGACCGGCTTAGGCGCCACCGTCGCGGTCGGCATCATCAACCTCAACACCTACGATGTGCTCAACGCGAGCCTGTACTGGGGGACGGCGCGCTATGCGATGGAGTGGCGCCCGTTTCGCTGGTTCTCCGCCTGGATTCGCCCCTACAATGCGCAAAGCTATCAGCGCCAGCCGGCGTACTGGTCGACCTACGGGGATAACAGCCTGTTTGTAGGGCCGACCCCGGATCAGACCTACGCCATTGAGTTCGATACCGTGATCTTGCCCACCCCCTTCGTGACCGGGGATACTACAACGCAAGATGCGATCCCGCCGATGTCGCAGGACCCGATCAAGTTCTATGCGGCCTACCTCGCTAAGAACAACTCGCAAAACTACGGCGAGGCGGAGCAGTTTCGCAATCAGTACAACCGGCGCTTGAACGAAGTGACTTCCGCCTACACGGGGCGCATCCCGGACTTGTATGGCGGCTAAGTCAGCCAACGTCGGCGGGCAGAACCCGGAATTCGTGTTGCGCGAATTTGCCGGCATGAATGTCTTGGACTCGCGCGAGGCGATCAACGACAACGAGTTCGCGTGGTGCGAGAACGCGATCCCGGTTGGCAACGCGAATCTGCCTATCGTCAAGGGCGGCTTTGTAGTTGGAGGCATCAGCGCCGAGGCCGGGAACAATCCGACCTACACCATCCCGTTCAAGGTGAATGGCATTGATTATATCTTTACCTGTTGGGGCACCAATGGGTGGATCACGACGTTGATTGGGTTCACTTCCGTGCAGATTTTCTTCGGCACGCTGACCTCCGGGCAAACCTCCGCCACGCCCTACAACAACCAGGGCCTGCTGATTATCGATCCCACCGGCTACTGGGATTGGGGCATCACCACGGCGAATACCCTGACCCCCCAAAATAACTCCGCCGCCTTCACCACGTTGGTGAGCGCCACGAGTGTGGCGGGTGGCACGCATCTGAAACAGATTGTCACGGCTGTGGGAACCGGTGCCACGTTTCAGACACAGTACGAAGTGACGACGGTGAGTTTGAATGCCGCGGGCGCAGGCTACGCGGTCGGGGATACCATCAACTTGACCGATGGCTCCCCAACAACCCCGGCTCAGATCGTGGTGGCATCGGTGAGCGCCGGCGCCATTACCGGCATCACGCTCTCAACCGGCGGCTCCTACCCAGGGCCGACCACGAGCACAGCCATTGCGATCGGTCCTACCGGGAACGTCACCACCACCACCGGGGCCGGCACCGGGGCGACATTCACGACCACCATTCTCGCCGTGAGTTGCACCGTGCTGACCCGCGGCACCGGCTACACCGGCACCACCACGGTCAAGGATGAAACCTCGGGCTCGACCGTCATCGACACGTTCAATGTGACATCGAGCGGGGTCATCGGCGGCCA